GTTAAGAATGTTTGGGGATTTTATAGAACAAGATCAGCCATTTAGAACTGCGTTACCAGAAACACAAACATACGGAGATATTCCATCTGCTGTAGTAGAGCAGTTAAAAACCAGCATACCTGGTATTAGAGAAACTTTGCCAGAAGCAGAATCTCCAACAAGAGCAGCAACACCTGGCAGACCAGAAACAGTAAAGCTACCTTTTACTGATATAGAGCTACCTGGCCCATTAACAAGACAATTAACTGGTGTTACTGTTAGAGAACAAAAAAATCTTGCTGAAAAAGAATTAGACAGATTAGGATTTAAAAGAATAGATATATTGCCTTACACTGGAGATAGAACAGCAGATCAGATAATGGCTAAATATATGGGGCCATTGGTTGAGAATTTAATATCAAGATTAGTAGTAGCACCAAAATATCAAAAATTAAATAATCCAGCTAAAGAGTTAGTAATGCGTGAAGCTCTCAAAGAAATCAGAAAAGAAATAAAGCCATTTGCACAAGCAGAAGACCCGCAAAGATTTGCGCAAATACAATACAACAGATTAAGTAGAGCCGTAAGAAAGATAGTTGAAAGAGCAAAATAACCCTATATGAACAGAGCAACACAAAGGCTCGGCAAGTCAGGTGAATATTTTACCGCTTCCGTTTTGTCTTTGGTTAGCGATTATGTAATTGTAAATACTGATGGTGCGCAAGCAGATTTATTATTCGAACATGAATCAGATTTTTTAAAAGTACAAGTTAAAACAAAATCCAAAAAACAAAAAAGACGACCTGGTTGGAAGTTCGATATAAGGCGTGGTTCTCATTCTAACGAAAGATTTTTTAGAGAAGGTTATGTAGATTTATTTGCGTTATATTGCCCTCAATATAAAAACATATTGTTTCGTCCTTTCCATGAAACCATCAATGAGAAAGGACACTCCAAGACTTGTATTTATGTTACAGACGAAAACATGAAAAATATTGACAGCATGGACAGCTTAAAATCCGCTTTAAATTCAATAAAAGAATATAATAAGTTAAAATGTAATTAAGCGGTAAATACCATGAATGAAGCAATAGAGTTTATTAATCAAGTAGGCTTTCCCATAGCGAGTGCGTTGGGTTTAGGTATATTTATATGGAAACTCATAAACCGAATCATTGATGGCATGGAACAAAAGATAGATGTGGTTGACGAAAAAGTAGATGCCAGCCTAAACGCAATGGAAGAAAGACTCAGCACCAAACTGGATGCTCAACACGGCATAATTGTGGCCCTCATAGATCGCGTTAGAGCCTTAGATAATCAGACCATACGACAAGATGTATTACTAAAAACATTACTTGGCGCACCAAACTTAATAGAAATTGATAAAATAGCAAAAGCAGATAGAGATGACCAACGTAAAGATTAGTTTATTGATGTTATTTGCAAGCAATTTATTGGCAGATGAAATATCATTCAAATTTAAAAGCCCTAGCTTTTCTGGTGTCAATACTTCTTCACATTACTTAACAATCGAGAATCAAGAAAACACCAGAAAGCAAGGCATTAAAGATGAAATAAAAGCATACCAAGACGAACTCGCAAGAGAAGCGGATAACACAACACTGGCAAGATTTATACGCAACTTGGAATCTCGTATCTATGCTCAGTTAAGCCGTCAAATGGTAGAACAACTGTTTGGCGAAACACCACAGAAAGAAGGTAAACTTGAACTAGAAGGTAATACGATTGAATATGTTGTTGAAGATGAAACAATTACTCTTATCATCACCGATGAAACAGGTAGCACGACTTCTATTACTGTTCCTGTTGGTAGTTTTACTTTCTAGTTGTGCGCCAAGATATACGTCATTACTTGAAGAAGGCGGTATCCCATACTTAGTAATCGAGAAAGCATCTATAAGAGATTTGCAAAACGAAGAACTGTTTAATATACAACCAGCTAAACGAAAACCAGTAGTTGCAATATATCCAAATAGTTTTACAGATCAAACTGGACAAAGAAAAAGCAATGGACAGTTTGCACAATTCTCAACGGCTATCACACAATCACCAGATGCGTTTCTAATTAGAGCATTAAAACACGCAGCAAATGGTGAGTTTTTTCATGTGGCAGAAAGAGTGGCTTTGGACAGTTTGACCAAAGAAAGGCAATTAATACGCTCTACAAGGGAAAATTTTGACGAGGAGAGTGCTGTCAAACCTCTTTTGTTGGCTGGGTTACTGGTTCAGGGTGCTGTCCTGACATACGATCAGAACATTAGAAGCGGTGGTATGGGTGCTAGATACTTAGGCATAGGTTCTAGCAAAGAATACAGAGAAGATTTAATTACTATATCATTGCGGTTAGTTTCTGTATCAACAGGTGAGGTTTTAATTGAAGTATTAATAAATAAAAGTATTATCTCAGTAGGGCTATCGCAAGATTTGTTTCGTTTTATATCTAACGGCACAAGGTTGGTAGAAATTGAAGGTGGGGCAGCAGAGAATGAAAGTACATCTATTGCACTACAACAAGCTATTGAAGAAGGGGTATTACAAATAATAAAAATAGGAATTAGCAAGGGGTATTGGGAATATGAAAAAATTAATTAGTTTATTGTTATTGTCATTTGGCGTAATGGCTGACGATAACGAAATTTATGTAGATCAAGTTGGTGCTACAGCAAATATAGATTTAGAGCAGTTAGGTTCTGGAAACATTATTGGCGGATTAGAGTCAGCACATGGCTCTATGACTGCGTTTGATCTTGATGGTGCTACAATGACATTAGACGTGAACCAGATAGGAAACAACAACAAAATGCTTGGTGATATTAATGCAGATTCATTCACTGGCATATTTGATTTTGATGGAGATACTAATTCGTACACCATACAAGTTGATCCTAGCAACTCGAACTCGGCAGATAACGCAAACGTAAATGTGGACGTAGACGGCAGTACGAACACCATGACACTAGACCTAGCCACTAACAGTTTAGCAAGTGGAGCAGACATTGATACAATAGTGCAAGGCTCTAGTAATACTGTTCACATTGATTTAGATGTGGATTCAGGTACAAATTATATTGATTTGGATGGTGACTCGAATACAGTAGATGTTGTGCAATCAGGCTATGCTGGGGGTTACTTTAAATTAGAACATGATGGTAATACAAGGAGTTTTGACATTGACCAAACATCTACTCAAGATAATGATTGGTTGCGCATTACTTCTTCTGGAAACGGAGGAAGCCTGTGTGTTAATCAAAATGACCAGGGCTCAAGTGTTGGATGTTGACATTGGCAACATTACAGAATTAAAAGGCAATACCAGAGTAGTTAGAGACAAACCCTATGAAAGTGTTATTGATTTCTCTCTTAATTCTTATGATCGCTTGGAAACAGCTAATGGTCGTATGGGTGTTACTTTTAGAGATGAAACAACGATTCGCCTCACAGAACACAGTCAGGTTGTGGTGGATGAATTTGTTTTTGATCCTGACCCAGATAAATCTAGTATGGCAATCAATTTTGTAAAAGGCACTGGCAGATTTATTTCAAGCAAAACAAAACGCATACCTAAAGACAACATCACTGTTAGAACGAACTCAGCCACAGTCGGGATTCGTGGTACGGATTTTACAATCACCGTTAAAGAGACGGGAGAGGCACTCGTTATCCTACTCCCTGATGCAAGCGGGCAAGCGAGTGGGGAGATAGTGGTTTACACCGCATTGGGTGAAACCATGCTTACTAAACCGTATGAATCCACTACTGTATATAACTTTGAAACAGCACCTACGCCTGGTGTGGTTTTAAATCTTGATCTATCCATGATTGACAATATGTTAATTGTGAACCCACCAGAAAACGAAGAATTAGAAACAGAAGAAAACAATACCAGAGCAGACAATATATTGGATGTTGATTTATTGGAATTTGATGAACTCGATACCGATGAATTACAAGAAGATGATCTTGAATACACTGAGTTGGATATAGATTATCTTGCTGCTAATTTTCTTGAGGATTTACTGGATGTAATACAAGAGATTGACGAACTTAGTAAAGCAGACAAAGCATTATCGGCTGATGGTGTCAGAGGCACAGACATAGGCTTTGATTCAGACACACAAATAAATACTTTTATCACGGATAGTGAGATTAAATTTATCAGGCAAGTTGAAGACAATCTGCAAATGCAAGTATCGAAAGACGGCTCATACAATATAAGAATCGAACAAGAGGGCAAGGTCAATCAAGTCATCACGAATGGTGGCAGTAGTTCTATAATTAATATCAAACAGGGAAGTTAAAGAGGATTACCCTCAGAATCGCAGTTGTGTATCAATTCAAGTTCAAGATCAATATAGTGCTTGGCTTTCAATAAATCTTGCACTTTATCTTCTTTATCTCTAGTGACATATTTAACTACATTACCCATACAAAAAGAGAGATTGTTTGCCACAATGTATTCAATAGGTTGGATTTGTTTCTTGTAATGATCTCCCCCCATTTGTTTTTCCGTTGCTAATTTACTTTTCATAAAAACTTCCATTTAAGATTTGAATGTGTATATAATACAGCAATCGTGTAGAAAAGGGTAAAATAATGAATAAGAAAAAAGGGTATTCTGATTTTATGACGACAGCAGAACTTGCGGCTCGTTGGCACAAATCCCCAAGAACTTTAGAAAACTGGCGCGTACAAAGTATTGGCCCAGCTTACACCAAGATTGGTGGCACAGTTCTGTATAAGGTCAGCGAGATTGAAGAATACGAAAGCAAATATTCAAGCAACAAAATAAAATGAACTCAAGAAATAAAGGGAGAAGGGGCGAGAGAGAGGTAATCGAGGTTATCAAGACCCTTACTGATATACAGTTGGAAGTAAACTATTCACAGACCTATGGCGGTGGGCATGATTTATTGGGTGCTGAACCTTACGCGATAGAAGTCAAAAGGAGAAAGGCAATCACACAAGGCGATGTGCGCCAGTGGTGGGTGCAAACATGGGAGCAAGCGGGGAAGGTCAATCTAACACCTTGTTTGTGGTACAGAGCAGACAGGCAACAATGGCAAGTGGTAATACCGCATACAAGCAATCATTATCCAGTAGATGATTTTAATTGCACAGCGATAATAACCCCTGAGTTGTGGTCAAAACTATATAAGGAACATAAAGATGGCTCACAGTAGATTCTCACCATCAGCAGCAAAGCGTTGGATGGCTTGTCCTGGTTCGATTCAATTATCTGAATCCATACCTTTTGTTATGGATACCACAATACCCGCAGCTACAGGTACATTGGTTCACCACATGGTAGAAATGTTGTTAAAAGAAAGATTAGAGAATGTCACATTGAGTGATTACTGGTTAGATCGTGAAGAAGAAATAGATGGATTCAACATTAAAGTTACCAAGCAAATGATTGATTGCGCGGAAGTCTATGTTGATTATGTTAAGAATCGACAAGAAGAATTAGAAGGCACTTTATTAATTGAAGAAAAGTTATATATAAATGAAATATCTTCTGAGTGTTGGGGAACAGGTGATGCCACCATACTTGGCAAGAAAGCAAATCGCATTGCCGTAATAGATTTAAAGTCAGGTAAGTTTCCAGTTGATGTTGAAGATAACCCACAGTTGATGATTTATGGTTTGGGTGCATTAGGTCGTTATGGGAATGAAAATACAACAATGGAATTGACAATCGTACAACCAACCTCATATCACAAAGATGGCAAGATTCGCGTATGGGATATAACTGCGGATAACCTAGTGGAATGGGGTTTCAATATTCTAAAGCCAGCTATTGAGGCTTGTC